CATGAGGTTGCACAGAAATATCTAACCGGCGACATCTCGCATATCGGAAAGGATGAAAAACACGCCATCGCAAGATGGACTCAACCTTCTCCCATTGGTTATAAAGACATCAACAATCATGTCAGACGAGGCGTCGGTGATGCTGCCACTAAAAAGGTTGTCGGACATCTCACCGATGCGGTAAATGGCCACAGTCTTCCACATGACACATGGGGATATCGGGGCGTCGGCATCAACACAGGACAAAATTTATCAAAACTAAAAACCGGTGATTTATTTCATAATAAAGGATTCGCCTCGGCAAGTCTTGATCCTAACCGCGCCACCCACTTCGCCAAGACCGGCCATATGTTGGCGCTGCATATTCCAGAGGGAAGTAATGCTCTCTACGTCAACCATCCTAAATTAAATGGATGGTCGGAGGAAAGAGAAATGTTACTTCCACACAACACACATTATAGATATAGTCATTCAGAAGATATCGAGGCTGATGAGCATGATTATTCTGGTAATAAGACTGGTAGAAAGAAGAAGGTTACCCTTCACCATGCCGAAGTCATTCCACATAACGAAAACTCGATGCAGATCGACCGATGAAATATCTCAGGGAAATCACCAATCCACCACATTCTAACGAAGAATGGCATCAGCCCCGAGGAAGCAAAGCGAGAACAGCATGGTGACTAATTTCAAGAAGTTTTTAAAGGAAGATTCTTGGGGAAATGAAATTCTTGAAAAGAAGAAGAAGCAGGAGGATGGTCTTAAAAAAACACAGAATCTCCATGATCATCTCATAAAACATTATAGTAAATATGTCGGAGAACATGAGGAACATCTAAAGAAGTATACTGATGATTCGAGTGGAGTCAACACCAAACTATGGAAGACCCACGCGAAGAAAAAATTATCCGATGATGAGAAGTATACAGCCGATAGACATTCTTCGCCAAAGGTGGAGTGGCTCGATTCGGCCATGCATCAGCACAAGACGCCAGATAATTTAACAGTTTATTCAGGCACGAATATCGATCCACGAAAGGCGAAGAATAAAGAAGGTATCGTCCATCACCCAGCCTATATGTCAACTTCTATTATGCCGCATATCGCGAGAGAATTTGGTGATCTTCATAAGGGGCCTGACGGTGTACATGAGAAGCATATGATGATGATTCATGTTCCCAAGGGAAGTCATGGGGCCTACGTCGGCAACCCCAAACATTCCTATACACCAGAGGAAAGAGAATTTATACTGCCGCGTGGGACAAATCTGAGGCATCTCGAATCCTCAAGCCATGAAGAGAATCATTCTATCTATGGAAAGGTTCGATATCATACACATGAGATGGAAGTTGTTTAATTAATTGTCCAATGGAAGAGTAATGACATATGAGAGAGCATTTTCGATAGAGTTTAGTGAAAGATTTAATGTTGTTCCATTAAATATATATAAAATAATAACTAGGCAAACATGGAAAAACATATGAGTAGGAGAAAAGATTTAAGTTATAGGGGAAACACTTCTCTAAAGAAGCCGGGAGCTAAAATAGAATTTACTCCTGAACTAATCGAAGAATATATTAAATGTAAAAACGATGTAATATATTTTGCAGAAAATTACTTTAAAATTATTACTGAAAAAGGTCTTGAACTTATTAGGTTGAGAGATTATCAAAAAGAAATGATAAGATCGATGTCCGATAACCGTTTCACCATCTCTAACCAAAGTAGACAATCCGGTAAGTCCGAAACATTTCGTATATTTTTAACTCATTATATTCTCTTTAATGATTATAAAACTGTGGCTATTCTAGCAAATAAGGGAGACACTTCAAGAGAAATTTTGTCTAAATTACAATTGTCATATCAAGCACTACCATCTTGGTTACAATTAGGAATAATTGACTTCAATAAAGGGTCATTTACTCTGGAGAATAATTCTCGTATTCTTGCAACATCAACATCAAAAAATTCTGCTCGTGGTTTCACGGCACAGGTAGTCGTACTTGATGAGATGGCATTTATTGAGAATTTCGAGGAATTTTATGCCGCCGTATACCCTGTAATTTCTGCTGGTGAAGAAACAAAACTAATTATTACTTCTACACCAAATGGTCTAAATCATTTTTATGATTTTTGGAAAGGTGCAATTGATAAAAAGAATGGGTTTTATCCAATATTCGTTCCTTGGGATAAAGTTCCCGGTCGAGGAATTAAATGGAAAACAGAAATACTTCAAGGCCTTAATAATAATTTAGAAAAATTTGCAACTGAATTTGAGTGTGAATTCCTAGGATCGTCAGGTACACTAATAGCCGGATGGAAACTTAAACAACTTGTTGGTTCCCATAAACCTCCACTCTTTAAAAATGAAGAAATCAACCTGAAGATGTATGAGAAGCCTATCAAGGCGATTGAGAAGCTGCCCCAACACTCCTACGTGCTCATTGCAGACGTTTCCCGAGGCAAGGGTCTGGATTACTCTGCCTTCAGCGTCATTGACGTTACGGAGCTACCCTATCGTCAGGTATGCACCTTTAGGGATAATCAGATAGCTCCCGCCGACTACGCCGACATCATTTACAAGACGGCCCTCCTTTATAATAATGCGGCGGTGCTGACAGAAATTAATGATATTGGGGAACAGGTGGGTTACATCCTGATTGTGGAATATGGTTATGACAACGTTCTTTGTACAGAGAATTCTGGTAAGACCGGAAAGAAGATTTCCTTTGGTGGACGTAAATCCGACAAGGGGATCAGGACCACGAAAATTGTTAAAAGTATGGGATGCTCGGTGTTGCGTCTTCTTATCGAACAGGACAAACTAATCTGTTATGATGAGGACACCCTGAATGAGTTTACATCCTTCTCCCGTAAGAAGCTCTCCTATGAGGCCGAAGCAGGCAAGCACGACGACATGGTTATGTGTCTCGTTCTATTTTCGTGGCTGACGGATCAGAGTTATTTTAAGGAGATGACGGATATCAACACGTCGATGGCGTTGAGAGAGCGAAGTAATGAACAGATCGACAACAATATGTTGCCCTTCGGATTCACGACTAACTATGTGCCACGAGTCCAGACGATGGAAGATTTTAATCATTCCATCAACATGAACGTTCCATTTAGGGAATACGTTGAGGATATCGAGGTTGGCCGTACCTCAAATTTTGATGGTTGCGTCTGGACTGTTGGTGATTTTAAAATGCAATACTAAAAACTAAAAGGCCTCTCAAGTTTCCCTGAGAGGCCTTTTAGTTATTCGATCTCCCACTTATCCCACAATTTCCTTGCTTCTTCTGTATCTTCAATATCAAGTTCATTGCAGGCTGTCGCAAAACTGAGACCTTCATCGAACATTTTACGAAGTTCTCTTATTTCTTGGTCACTTAATTTCATAATGTTTCTCCGTTTGAAGAATGTATTAAGGAGATGGTGACGATCTTACACACATACCGTCACGGGTTGTGAACAATCAGAGTGTTATATAGTTCAATTAACAGACATTCTCACGAAGCTGCGGCATCTCCTTAATTACTTAAATTCGAACGATGGTTTGGCTCATGTGTGGCTCCTTGGTTAAAATACCAGTTTTTCGCGTATGTGCAGGGAAACTTAAAACTGGCAAACCTTGATATAGACCAAAATTTTTAAAATTCAACTTTTCTGTTTGATAAATATCTAGATCAGAGCGTCTTCATGATAGCTCTCCTTCGTTAAGAGGCGTTACCTCTTGTGCCTGATATTTATCTCATATCCCGCACCACATGTCAATAAAAATCTTCAAGATTTCCTTTTTAATAAATAATTCAAAAGAATTGTTAGTTATCCAAGGAGAAATTAGATGACATTTCCACTAAGTCCCGGCGTCTATTTTGACGAAATCGACCTTACAGCCTCCGTCACAGGCATTTCGTCTTCGGCAGGAGCGATTGCAGGAATTTTCGGCTGGGGGCCAATGTTCGAACCCATGCTTATGAGTTCAGAAGCACAACTCAAGCAGACTTTCGGGGCTCCTACCAATCTAAATCCAGAAACATGGTTCTCTGCGGCTAACTTCCTAGGCTACACCAATGCGCTTTGGGTCGTAAGAACAGCAAACACAACATCAAACACCGCCAATGCGGCTCTTAACGCTGTTGCGAATACTGGTCCTGTCGCCAACATTCTTGACGAAGTTATCCTTAACCAACACACATTTTCAACTCAGTTCTTCACTGACACGAACGTTCTTTATGTGGCTCGTTATCCCGGTGCTCTCGGAAACTCTCTCCGTGTTGCACAGGTTGACTCTCCTAATGCTTACAGTTCAAACGTTTCTTTCGGTGGAACCATCGTTTCCGGCAACGCAACTGGTAACTCATATTCTGGTTCTTTGAGCGTCAGTATCGGTTCAAACACAGGAAAGATCGTTTTCACCCCAATTTCTGGTTCGAACGTCGCCGCTGGCAACACCTTTGCAACAACTCTAATGGGTAGTTTCACTGTCGGTGACCAGATTCTTATCGGCAACACCACTCTTGGAACCGCCTACACCACACCACTTAAGATCACAGGAATTTCTAACGCCGTCACCAACTCAACGGCGACAGTGGTTAACCTAAACTTCAGTAACCCATCAAGACTTGCCTACAACTATTCGGCAAACACAGTAAAACGTTCATGGGAATTTTCGCGTGAGGTCGGTACTGGTCCATCAGAAACTCCTTCTGTACTTGCATCAACTTCTAATGCTGCTCTTGTGGATCAGCTTAGTGTTGTTGTTATCGACCAGAACGGTCTGTTCACAGGTGTTCCCGGAACAATTCTTGAAACATACAACAACGTTTCATACGCTCAGGATGCGCTTAATCCTGATGGGTCTCCTGCCTACTATCAGACAGTTATCAACCAGAATTCAAACTACATCTGGGCAATTAATGATCGTAACGGGCTAACATCAGCAAATTCTGCTACTCTTGTTAACTCAACAAATCAAAATCCACTCTCACTAACCTTCAATCTTGGTCAGGATGGTGACAATGAAGCCGTTACACCACTCCAGACCCTTGCGAATGGTTGGCAGCTATTCACCAACAAGATTTACCCAATCTCTCTATTGATTCAGGGTAAGGCTACCAGTGGATCAGGAACTTACAACGGCGGATCATATTCTAACTTCCAGCTTACAAACTGGATTGTCCAGAATGTTATTGATCAGCGCAAACGTGATTGTATCCTATTCGCGTCACCTGACAAGGCGACTGTTGTTAGCAACGCCGGATTCGAGGCCATCTCTATCGCAGGATGGACATACTTCGTCAATCCATCGACCTACCTCTTCATGGATACTGGTTACAAGTATCAGTATGATCGGTACAACAATATTTACCGTTGGATTCCTCTGAATGGTGATACCGCCGGAACACGAGCCTATACAAATGGTATTTCTGCACCATGGTTCTCAAATGCCGGTATCAATAACGGTCAGATCAATAATGTAACCAAGATTGCTTACAATCCCGGTGAAACTGATCGAGATTATCTATACCCACTCGGTATTAACCCCGTCATCACCGAGGCCGGTTATGGAACATATCTTGACGGTGACCGAATGTTCACAATTCAGTCAACAGCCTTTAATCGTATCAACGTTCGAGGATTGTTCATCTACTGTGAACAGAGTATTGTTAACGCAACCAAGACAATCCTATTCAGTATCAATGACGTGTTCACACAGAATCAATTTAAGAATATGGTCAATCCATTCCTTAAGGGTATTGTGGGTGCTCGTGGTATCACAGACTTCATCGTCGTCTGCGATGCAACAAACAATACTCCACAGGTTGTTGATGCAAATCAGTTCGTTGCTGGTATCTACATCAAGCCAGCGCGTGTTATTGACTTCATCCGTCTTGACTTCGTGGCCGTCAGTGACTCCGTTTCATTCTCTGAAATAGAAAACCCAAGCTACTGAGACACTATACTTTCTAATAAATAATAAAAAAGTCAAGGAGAAATAAATGGCATTCGATCTAAATAACTTCA